AGAGACAATTCAAAAATTCTGATATTTTCACACGAGAGGGGGTTATGCGATGGCAAGAAAACCCAAAAAAAGCCAAATCAAACAGGATCTCATCGACCAACTTGAACGACAAGGGATCTATGGTGCCCAATATATGGACCTGATTGATGACTACATGAAGCTGTACGACATCAAAAATAAACTAATAGCTGACGCAAAAAAGAACCCCTACACTGAATGGCGTAACTCTGAAACTTCTTATGGTCGGAAAAAGAACGACAGTATCGACCAGGCCGTGAAGGTCAATCAGCAGATGCTTAAAATTCTACAGTTCCTAAATATCAAACCCTCACCCTGTGAGGATGATGACGAAGATGGAGATGAAGAAATGTAAACATTGAAAAACAGGTAGGAGGTGGTGACGATGTAAAATGCAAAAGAGGCAGAAGGATTACCATCCTTACATTGATCAATATATGGATGATATCCGGTTAGGCAAAATCCCAGCCTGCAAAGAACTCAAGCAGGCTATGGATTTAATCGAGGAAAAACTCAATAATCCTGATGTATTCATAGATCATGAAAAAATACAAAAGGCTGTTGAGTTAATTGAGAAGTACTTCGACATAAAACTCCTGAACTGGGAGCTTTTTATAATTGCACTTATACATTGTTATTATAAGAGCCGTGACGCCGTGGTATTTAAAGAATTTTTCATCATGATGGGGCGGGGTAACGGCAAGAACGGTTTTATATCGGCAATAGCCTGGTATTTTACCACCCACTACCACGGCGTAAAAAAATATAACGTGGATATCGTTGCAAACTCTGAAGAACAGGCCAAAACCAGTTTTGAAGATATCTACGAAATGCTAGAAGATACCTGGAAAAAGTCAAAGAAGTTTTTCTATAAGACCAAAGAAAAAATCGTCAACATTAAAACCAGGTCTTATATTAAATACAACACAAGTAACTCCAAAACAAAAGATGGCAAGCGAAGCGGCTGCATTATTTTTGATGAGATACATGAGTATGAGGACTGGAAGTTGATTAATGTTTTTCAATCCGGTTTTGGCAAGAAGAAACACAGCCGGGTATTTTTTATCACTACTAACGGTTACGTCCGGGGCGGAGTGCTGGATGATCAACTTGATTTAGCAAAGCGGATACTATCTGGAGAAGTAAAAAACCTGCAAATATTGCCGCTGATATGGAAACTGGACGATAAAGAAGAATACAAAGACCCCGCAAACTGGGTAAAAGCAGCTCCTTCATACGAATACTTTCCTGTTCTACAGGAAGAAATGAAGAGCGAATTTGTCAAGATGCAGTATCAGCCGCATGTTGCTATTGAATTCTTGACAAAACGCATGAACATACCAGCACAAGATAATTTTACACCGGTAGTCCCTTGGGAAAAGATCCTTGCTACCAATCAACCGATACCCTACAAGGAACTGGATGGACTGCGATGTCTGGGTGGCGTGGACTATGCAAGGACAACGGACTTCGCCAGCTGCGGGTTACTGTTTAAATATAAGGGCAAGCGGTATTGGATTGAGCATACATTTGTCTGCCACAAGGCGCTTGAAATAGAGAGTAGACCGATAATGTTTCCAGTCCGCGAGTTAGCCGAAACGAGGCCGGAATTAATAACGATAATTAACCGGGATAACATCAGCGCTTCTGATATCGCGGGCTGGTTTTTAGAACAAGCTAAAAAGTATCACATTTTAAATATTTTATGTGACGAATACCGGAAGGCCTTGCTAGAAGATGAATTTCAAAAAGCAGGATTGCCATTAGAGTCTGTCAGGAGCGGGCCAATCACTCATGCAAAGGTAGCTCCACTCATAGAACAAATATTTGCAGAGGAAACCTTGGTCTTTGGCGACAATCCAACAATGCGCTGGTATGTGAATAATACCTGCCAGGAGATAGATAAAAAGGGAAACATTGCTTATTACAAAATTGAGCCCAAAACCCGTAAAACAGACGGGTTTTTTGCTTTAGTGCATGTCCTTTCCCGAGACAGTGAATTGGAATGGCCGGTGGAAGATTTTATGAGCTTTGACGTTTACACCTACTAAAGGGGGTGAGCTGGTGGGAATAAAAAATTGGGTTGCAGCAGTATTTGGTTCAAAAGCAACCGAAGTAGATATAGATACATTAATTGGTGAACTGGCAATAGAAGCATGCTTTAAAAAACTTGCGATACAATCCTGCATCAATCTGATTTCAAATGTGCTATCAAAAGCAGAATTTAAAACCTATGAACAGGGCAAAGAAGTGAGGCAAGAAAATTATTATCTCTTCAATGTCCAGCCGAACAAAAATAAGTCAGCCAGCAAATTCTGGCGTGATGTAATATACAAACTGGTTTATGACAATGAGTGCCTTGTAGTGATGCAGGACCGTGAATTATATGTTGCTGATAGCTTTCAATGTGAAAAATATGCTTTCAAAGAGTATATTTACAGAGGCGTTGTTGTTGATGAACTTCAGCTTAACCGCAGTTATAGGGAATCTGAAGTATTCCATTTTGAAATGCATAATGAACGCATTCGAAATGTCATAGACAACCTATATCAAAACTATGGAAAGCTCATAGCTGCAGCGCAAAAGAATTATAAACGAAATAACTCTCCAAGAGGCACAGTAGAGGTTTCAACAAGTTATGCAAAAACAGAAAAAGCCCAACAAGAACTCAAAGAATTATTTGGGCGCAAATTCAAAGATTTTTTTGAGGCAGAAGGCCCAGCTATACTTCCTCTCACTGAAGGCGTCAAATACAATGAACTCTCTTCGAATATCGGTTCAAGGACAGAGAACTATAAAGAGATTCGCTCATTCATAGATGATGTCTTTGACTTTGTAGCTATAGCCTTTAACATACCCCCGCAGCTTCTTAAAGGGAGCGTGGCTATTACAGAGGGGCTTATGGACAACTTTATGACGTTTTGCATCAATCCTTTTGCTAAACTGCTGCAGGATGAAATTAACCGTAAATATTATGGGAAAGACGCTTTTTTGAAGCGCACTTATCTGCGGATAGATACCAGCATGATCAGGGCACATGATCTCAAAGACATTGCCGGCGCGCTGGAAACCTTACTGCGGATTGGTGGTTATACAATAGACGATATATTGACCACTTTAGGAAAGGAACCATTGAATACAGAATGGAGTCAGATCCATTGGATGACCAAAAATTATTCACCAGTTGAAGATTTTCTCAAAGAAGGAGGTGAGATTGAGTGAAGGGGAAGAAATATTACTCCTTACTTGTGAACCAGCAAGAAAAAGAGGCGAACATTTACATTTATGGCGATATAGTTTCCTGGGAGTGGTTTGAGAGTGATGTGAGCAGCTACACCCTAGCTAAAGAAATCGAAATACTGCCAAAGGACATTGAGACAATCAATGTCTTTATTAATTCTTATGGCGGGGAAGTAGCTGAAGGCCTGGCAATTTATAACGCTTTGAGTAGGCATCCAGCAAAAGTAAAAACCTATTGTGATGGCTTTGCCTGTTCTGCAGCTTCCGTGGTGTTCATGGCCGGAGACGAGCGGATCATGTCTGATGCGTCTTTGCTCATGATACACAATGCTTGGTTTGTAACTATCGGAGATCATAATCAACTCCGCAAAGATGCGGACGATTTAGAGACTATTAACCAGGCGTCAATAAATGCGTACATGAGCCGAATAAACATCACTGAGGAAAAACTTAAAGAAATGATGGACGCTGAAACCTGGATACTCCCAGAAGATGCTCTGGAAATGGGCTTTGCGACAGAAATCGTAAACACTGCAGAGGATAAAGCAGCTGCAAATCAGAGCTTGAAAACTAGGGTAATAAAAATGATTATCGAGCAGCAGGTAAAGAAAAAAGAGCAGAAGGATGATGATGCACAAACTTCAGAAGAGCGCATTTTGGAATCAGTTAACCGTTTAACTGAAATGGTTAATAAGTTGCAGGAGATTTTAGAACATGGACAAGCTAACAATCAGGCTGATAGCGGTGATACCGGAGATTCTGATACCGGAGAACCACCGGAGCCACCTGAGGAACCGCCTGAGGAACCACCGGAACCCCCGGAAGAAAACAAATTATTAAAACTTATAGCGGCACTTTAAGCCGTTATTTTATTTTGAAAAGGAGAGATTGGTATGAACAACCTTGATCTTTTAGAAAAAATGAAAATCGAGATCAAACAAAAGATGGCCGATGCTATCAAAAACGGTGACGAAAAAGCCTTTGCTAAGGCATTTAATGAGTTCTGCGACTTCTTGCAGCAAATGGTAATGGGTGAGGCCGAAGGTTTGATTCAGCTTGCCAACAATCAGATCTTGGCTGGCCGCGGCGCTCGTGCTTTAACTTCTGAGGAAACTGAATACTACCAGAAAATTATCGAAGCAATGAAATCCCCCAATCCCAAGCAAGCATTGGCTGTGATTGATGATGCACTACCGGAAACTATAATAGAGGCTGTGTTTGAGGATATTATCGAAGCCCATCCTCTGTTGGATGCTATTGATTTCCGGGACACTGGCGCATTGACCGAGATTATCGTTTCGGTGCTTGATGGCCGACAGTTAGCTCATTGGGGTAAACTCTGTGATGATATCATCAAACAACTGTCCGCTGGATTTACTACCATTAACCTTGCTCAAAACAAACTATCCGCTTTTATCCCCGTTTGCAAAGCGATGCTGGATCTTGGTCCGCGGTGGCTTGATCGTTATGTCAGGGCGCATCTTTCCGAGGCAATTTTTAACGGTCTTGAAAAAGCAATAATCGACGGTAGCGGGCTTGATCAGCCTATCGGTATGCGTCGTGATCCTAATTCGGCGCTTGATCCGCAGGACGGATATAGCTTGCAAAGAATTTTGCCATTGGAGGAAATCACCCCGGAGACTTATGGGTCTATAATTACTGAGCTTACTGAGGCACCCACTGGATTACAGCGGGTTGTCAGGGAAGTTGTTTTCATCGTTAGCCCGAAAGACTATTTCTCTAAAATCTTCCCTGCGACTTCTTACCGGCTACCTGGAAGCGGCGAATGGGCAAAAGATATTTTCCCGTTCCCAACCCGGTTGATTCAGTCTGTATATGTGCCTGAAGGTGAGGCAGTTATCGGTATTGGCAGGCGCTACTTCATGGGCATTGGTACCAGCAAGGGCGGTAAGATCGAATACTCCGATGAGTACCGCTTCCTGGAAGATGAGCGGGTATACCTGATTAAGCTTTACGGAGACGGTAAACCGCTGGACAGCACATCTTTCCTGCGGCTTGATATTAGCAATCTGAAGCCTACACCCATCAAGGTAAAAGTAGTTAACGCTGACGAATTCCCTGCCACATAAGCAGGTGAGATAAATGCTCGAAGAGGTAAAGGAGTACCTCCGCATTACCTGGAGCGATGACGACTTTTTGCTTGCCCGCCTCATCGAACGAGGCAAAAAAAAGCTGGAAGAGTTGATGGGAGCGGCGCTGGACTTTGAAGATGAAGGTCTGGCCCGCTCTCTTCTCTTTGACTATGTACGCTATGCGTACAATAATGCCAGCGAATACTTCGAGGAGAATTTCCGCTTTGAGATTTTGAGGCTACAGCTGATGGTTGGCATCAAGGAGATGAAAGCTGATGCTGAAACCGAAGGCTGAAGTGATGAAAGATCTTGCAAGGGTGCGGCCGTATATAATCATCATTCAAAAAAAGACTGACGGCTTTGATGAGAACCGGAACCAGATTGAAATATGGGAAGACTGGAAAACTCTCAAAGCTGACAGAACCACTCTCTTTGGCAATGAATACTACGCAGCTAAAGCAGTAAATGAAGAGCAAACAGTTGTTTTTATTGTTCGCTATGTGCCTTTTTTGGAGGAAATAAACACCGTCCAATATCGACTGTTCTATCGAGGGAAACCCTACGATATTAAACACATTGATCATCCTCCAGGGGCTATGTGGGTAAAAATTAAGGCCGTTGAGCGAGGTGTGCAAAGTGGCAAACAGAATTAAAGTGGATGAACTTGCTGATGAAATCGCTGAGGCCTTAAGAACATTTAGTCAGGAAGTGGTTGAAAAAGTAGATCTGTCTAGTGAAAAGGTGGGAAAAGCTGCAGTTAAGAGGCTTAAGCAGACAAGCCCTAGAAGGCCACCCCCAATCGGGGGTAAGTACGCAAAAAGTTGGACAATGACAACTTTCAAAAACTATGGGCAACCGGATGTCCGTGTTATTCATGCTAAAGCTCCTCACTATCGTTTGGTGCACCTGCTTGAAAAAGGTCATGCCCTGGTGAATGGTGGCCGCACAAGACCACAACCGCACGTTGCACCTGCAGAAGAAGGGGTTATTCGAGAGTTTACCCGTGAGGTTGAGGAGGCGATCCGGAGTGGATGAAAAGACATTAAAAAGCTTGCTATTGTCATTAGGCTATCCGGTAGCGTATTCACACTGGAAAACACCTCCTCAACCTCCGTATATTTTATATCTACTTGATGACACGGATAATTTTGGAGCTGATGATCGGGTTTATCATGCCGGAGAGAATTACCTGGTAGAGCTTTACACAGGAAAACATGAACCAGCAATACAAAAGCAAATTGAACAATTGTTTGATGAAAACGAGATCTACTGGGAAAAAGAAGAGGCCTGGATCGACAGTCAAAAGCTGTTCCAGACTGTTTATTTTATATGAGGAGGGATATTATGGCTACCGCCAAAAATAAAGTGAAGTTTGGCCTTAAGAATGTGCATTATGCAGTTGTCACGGAAACAGATGGTGAAATAACATACGATACGCCAAAACCTATCAGGGGAGCCGTCAATCTTACCCTGGACGCAGCCGGAGAGAGTGTTCAGTTTTACGCAGATGACAGCGTTTATTATGAAGAAAACATAAACGACGGTTATACCGGCAGCCTAGAAATGGCCTTGATTCCGGATGAATTCCGTGTGGATGTGCTGGGCGACGAACTTGACGCAAACGGGGCGCTTATCGAAAACAAGGACGCAAAAGCAAA